CAAGAACCCGATCGGATCTTTGGGCGGTGGCAGTTGCTACCCGGCCTTTGCGCCGCCTGGGACCGCCGTGCCATACGTGACCTATCAGCAGGTTGGCGGCCAGGTCGTCGAGTTCATGGAGGGCGGCGCGTCCGTCAAGCGCAACGCTCGCATCCAGATCAACGTCTGGCACAGCACGCGCAGCGACGCCAACAACCTGATGCGGCAGATCGAGGACCTATTGCAGGCTGCGCCGTTCTACGCGCAACCGATCGGCGCCTTGATCGCGCGGATCGACGAAGGCGTGCCCGAGAAGGGCGCGCAGCAGGATTTCAGTCTCTGGTGGTCGTAGATGCTTCGACGGCTGGAGACGAAAAGGAACGCCGCCGCGGCGAAAGCCAAAGCGGTTTGGGGTGCCCGCGAGGGCAGTGTGTAACCGCCCGCCAAAAGCGAGCCTCACGCCGAAAGCGGGTTTTTTCTCTTAGGAAAGGCCCTCACTATGGCTGTCAAACTTCCGAATGGATGCACGTTTTCGATCCAAACCGGCCTCGGTTCTGCGCTCTCGGTCACCGCGGCGACAAACGCGACCGAATGCGTGTTGACGGTGACGAACACGCTTTCTAATGGCGATTACGTCGTGTTCAACTCCGGTTGGTCGCGCGCGAACCTGCGGGTCTTCCGTGTGAAGAACGTGAGCGGCACGTCGGTCACGCTGGAAGGCTTCGACACGTCGAATACGACGCTATTCCCTTCTGGCTCCGGCACCGGATCAATCCAGAAGATCAACGGCTGGACGCAGATCACGCAAGTGGTCGACTGGACGAGCTCCGGCGGCGATCCGCAGTACACGACCTATTCGTTCCTGGAAATGGACTACGACATCCAGGTCCCGACGACGACCTCCGCGCAGACCATTTCCTTCACGCTTGCGGACGACCCGACGCTTGCGGGCTATCAAGCGGTGCGAAACGCAGCGCTTACGCGTACTAACAACGCGGTCATGGGTGTGTTCCCTGACGGCAGCCGGATTCTCTACAACGGCATCTTCGCCTTCGACGAGACTCCGGTCATGAGCAAGGGCAACATCATGACCGTGAAGGGAAGCATTGCCCTGCAAGCGCGGCCGGTGCGCTACGCGACGTAACATCGGTTCCTTCGCAGTTGCACGACGTTGTGCACCGCCCGGGTTGATCGCCGGGCGGCTTTTTCAACCAGCTTCAAGAGGAAGCCATGGCAAACAAGGTCAAAATCATTCTCGATCCCGAAGAGCCGATCACGTTCACTGCATCGGTGCCGCTGCCGACCTTTGACGGGCGCAAGCTCGAGATCGAATGGACGTTCAAGCACCGCACGCGCGAAGAGATGGGCAAGTGGATCGACGCGCAGATTGCAGCAGCAAAGGCCGCTGCCGAAGCGACCCAAGAAGGCGAAGGCGAGCAGACGAAGAGCATCGAGCAGTTGCTGCGCGAGCAAACCGAGCGCGAGACGGCATCGATTCTCGACGTTGCGGTCGGCTGGAACGTCGAAGGCTTCGACTTCAACGCCGAGAACGTGGCCAAGCTGCTCAACATGTACCCCGGCGCGGCCAACGCCGTCTTGGAACACTACCGGGTCAGCTTGACTCAGGGACGCGTGGGAAACTGATTGACGTCGGGCGAAAGCTATTCCGGCCGGAGCCCGACGAGAAGAAGAAAGCCGAAATCCTTGCGGCGGGCATGACCCTCGAAATGTGGGAGGGCCCGCCGGTCAAGGTCTGGCCGGACAACCGTCTGGCCGTGATGGTCATGCTGGCGATGCGGACGCAGTGGCACGTGGGCTTTTCAGGCCGCACGGGGCTCGTGTACGCGTCGCTCGCCGAGGTCTGGGAGCGCCTCAAAGTGCCGGAAGACAAGCGCGACGAGGTGTTTTTCGACCTCCAAATCATGGAAGGCGCCGCCCTGGCGGCCATGTACGAAGACGAGTAACCGGACGCCATGAGCGAGTTTTCGGCGCGCGGCAAGTTCACGCTGGAAGCGGACACCTCGCAGTTCAAGGCCAGCATGGCCGATGCTGCGAAGTCTGCCGCCAGCATGGAGGCCGCCGTCACCAAGGCGACCGAGAAGGCTGCGCAGGCCACCTCAAGCATAGGTGACGCAGCGCAGAAGTCTGCCGCCGCGCTCGAGCGAGAAACCCAGGCCATCCGGAGGATGGTCGAGCAGCGGATCGCCGCGCTAAAGGCGGGCGGACGCAGCACGGCAGACTTCTACGAAACGCTTCGGGCTCTTCGCACCGGGGACCAGCAGTCTCTCGATTCGCTGCTGTCGCAGCTCAGGTCGCTTGAGGCTCTGAGCCAGCAGCAAAAGCGTGCAGCCGAGGCCGCGAAACAGGCGCAGCAAGAGGCAGCAAAAGCGGCGAAGCAAAGCGCCGACAGCATGGACGACGCCGCGCAAAAAGCGGCGCGTGCTGTCGAGCGCGAAACGCAGGCCATCGCCAAGATGGTCCAGCAAAAGATCGCCGCTCTCAAAGCCGGCGGCTGGGGAACGTCCGAGTTCTTCCAGCAGCTCAAGAACCTTCGCACCGGCGAGCAGCAATCCCTCGACACGCTATTCGATCAGCTTCGGTCCCTTGAGGCGCTCAGTCAGCAGCAAAAGAAGGCTGCCGACGCGGCAAAGCAGGCGCAACAAGAGGCCGCCCGTGCCGCGCAGAACGTCCAGAACGTCACCGAGGGGCTGAAGACCAAGCTCGAGCAAACGATTGCCTTTCTCCAGACCGGCCGCAAGTCGGTTGCCGACACGGTTCTGGAGATCGCCAAGCGCAAGGGCGCGGACCTCAACGCCCTTCAGCCGCTCATCAACCAAACCAGGGAGCTGGAAGAGCAGGCGCTGCGGACAAGCACGAAGTGGGAGGACCTGGCGAAGAAGCTCGGCCTCGTCAACATTAGTGCCGGACAGCTCAAGGCGTCGATGCAGCAGCTGCCCGCGCAGTTCACCGACATCGTGACCTCGCTTGCTGCCGGGCAGAACGCGTTTCTCGTCCTGCTCCAGCAAGGCGGCCAGCTCAAAGACCAATTCGGCGGCATCGGCAACGTGTTTCGCGTGCTCGCCGCCCAGGTCACGCCCCTCAATACCGCAATCGCTGCGATCGCGGCAACGCTCGGGCTCGTCGCCTACGCGACCTACGCCTACGAAAAGCAACTCACGTCTCTGCGGCGATCGCTTGCTCTTACCGGCAATGCCGCGGGCAGCGCCGTCGAGGACCTATTCCGCACGGCGCAGACCATTTCCTCGGCCGTCGGAACGCAAGGCAAGGCCGTCGACACGCTTGCGCAACTTGCCGCGACCGGAAGGGTTGCCGCGGACGACCTTGCGGCGCTCGCCGAGGCTGCAATCCGGCTCGAGCGCGAAGGCGGCCCTGCCGTCGAGGACACGGTCAAGCAGTTTGCGGCCCTCGGCGACAGCCCGACGAAGGCGGCCGAAGACCTCAACCGGCAAACGCACTTCCTCACGACCGCTCTGTACGAGCAGATCCGCGCTCTCGAGGAGCAGGGGAAGACAGCAGAAGCCGCGTCTCTTGCGCAAAGCGCATACGCTCAGGAAAGCATCCGGCGCGCGAGGGAGCTCGAGGAGCAGCTCTCGGGCGTCGAACTAGCCTTCCGAAAGATCGCGGACGCCGCCAAGGGCGCGTACAACGCCATCCTGCAGTCGCTGCGTCCTTCGACCGACCTCGAGCGTCTGCAGCGCGCCCAGGAAACGCTTGCGCGGCTCGAGCAGGAATTCTCCCAGTCCCTTCGCGGTTCGGACACGGCGGCAAGCACGAGCGTCCTAACGGCCGAAATCCAGCGCGTCCAGGACTACATCGACAAGCTTCAAGCCGCGATCGACAAGCAGCGCCAGCTTGCGCAAGAGCAGGCAGAAGCCGCGCGGCAGACCGAGGCAAGCATCAAACTGCGCGACATCGCCGAGCAGTACCAATCCCCGCAGGAGAAGCTCGCGCGTGCAACCGAGCAGGTCAAGAACCTAGGGGAGCAGTCGTCTTGGGCCGCAGACAAGGTCCAGGAGCTGCTGCGGCGCGTCAAGCTCTACAGCGAAGCCAACGCGCTTGCCGTCGCAACGGCGCAGGCGCGGATCGCCGGCGAAGCACAGCTC